CGCCTCCGCCGCCGAAAGATGTCCACGTTCCGCTGGCGCAGTAGTAGGCTGATCCATCTTGTGTCAGTTGCCACACGCCATTGATAGAACACGCACCAGACGGATGCGTGGCAGACATCTTGAACTGAGTAAAGTCTAACTGCCCGCTACTATCATTGTTACCGAACGAGAACTCCTTAGCAGCCACACGGGCAACGGTGCTGTCAATAGCGCCGGTTACGCCGTTGGCACTGTCACTGTTCCATGAATACCACGCACCAGACGCGATTACTGGAGAACCGGCGTGATTCTGGTGGAACCGCATAGCGTTCGCCACTCCGGGCCAAGGTGTGACGATCACCGGAGCCATACCACCATAAGAAGGAGAACCACCCTCATCGATATTGAGGCCGAAGAATCCGGGGGCGTTATTCCCAGCGTACTGGGTGTGCGAGTACACGCCAACGCCCACAGATCCCTGACCTACAACTCCACCTGTAGTATCAACGATAACCGGGCCAAGAGTCATGCCGGTCCTATCGGTCTGCAACGCCGTCTGCTGAGTGCTCAGAGCACTATTCACCCACGACGCGACAGCAGAAGCACCCCCGTCCTTCAAATGATCTGGCACGTTGTCGCCCAACTGTTGCCAGAAGGTAGCGTTATAGGCATCGCCCACTGACTTATCCGCGTCAACAAGGTAATCCCAATACTGACCAGAAGCTACATTGGCTGCACTCTTCCCTTGCGCCCTGATCCACTGATTAACCTGAACCTCTCCATCCTGAGCGTCGCAGAAGATGGAACTGAAGGTATTCAGGATGGTCATCCCGGCCACCTTCCACCCCCGAGAGTGTGCCGTTGCCCAGTAAGATTGCAAGTTGGATTCTACTGTAGCCACAGATATTCCGCAGGCCAGAAAGTCCTGCGCTCCACTCTGTACATAGATTATGCCGGGATTTCCAGTCGTCGTCGGGTCCCAAGGCTGAACATCTGTCGTATAGGCCGATACCAAGTTCCCGGAAGTCTGGCCAGATACGCCGTGGTTGTACAACGTCCCATGACCATTCATATATGGCAGGTTTGAAGCCTGCGAAGGGTACAGGTAGTCGGCATTCGCCACCGATCCGCCTGTGCCGGTCTGTGATCCTGTGCACCCCGTATAGGACTCTAAGATTTCGAATTGAGATCCGCTCAGGCCGGTCGATAGCACTGGAGCTTGAGTGAAAAAGTCTTGGTTGTTCATGCAGGCCGGTGACCAAGTGCCCTGCAACTGAACGTAGTGCCCAGCAGAAAACGTGTTGGTCATCGTGATCGTGCAGTTTGTTCCATTGCAGCTTACGGCTGTCGCGCTGACTGTGGCATATGAAGCGGTGCTGACGAGCAGGCGAGAGTCTCCGACGAACATATGCGTAGTGGTGGAAGGCAGGTACTGCACGCCACCGCTGCTGCCGGAAGAATTGACGGTGACGTTACCAACGCAGTGGCCAGACACTAATGGGCTGCACGTTACATTGGTTCCTGGTATAACTTGCGATACACCGCCGCCGGCATTATCCTGCGCCCAGCCAGACGTGGTGCAGAAATATGAATTGTTGTTGGTCGTGTCCACGTATCGCTGACCATACGCGGCGGTGCCGCTACCTGTGTAAGTAGCTTGACACGTAAGAGACGGCGTGCCAGCTCCAGTCAACCGTGGCCAGTTAACCTGCGTGGCCGGGTTGATCATCTGCTGGCCGAATGCGGCGCAGGTGCAGACAGACAGCGCGACTAAGAACAGCGCCTCTAGAATCTTCTTCATAATTCTCCTTAGAACGAGCTGAGCGCTGCGCGCTTCCAGGTGTTAGTCGCGGTGCACACGTAGTGGTAGTTGGCATCGTCTGTGAACTGCCCCGCGGTGCACACTTCACTGGACGACGCAGGAGTATGCAACGTTTCTTGATACGCGTAGGCTTGCATATTACCAGCGAACCGTGCCGGCGCAGTTCCAGTGGAATCGATAGAGTAAGCCGAACCAACGCCCGTTACGCCATTATTAATCTGCAAATGCACCCCACGCACCAGCGTAACCGTAGCACCGTTAGCCATGTCAGGATCAGGCACGAACAGCCCATCGTACAGACCAGTAGTACCGCCGTGAATGAATGGCGTGTCAGCGTAGAAACTGAAAGCTGAGTTAACGTGTCCGCCATCTATAGAATACTGACCAAGCACGCCGATAGCGTCGTTGGCCACAGTGCCCTGCTTGTTGTAGGTCGTACCGGTCATACCGAACAGGTGCGTCACGGAACCAGTGCCATAGTTCGCGCCGGTGCCGTTGAACCCCTGGATCTGATCTACAGCCGTAGTGTTAGACGTATTGGCCGTAATGGCCACCGCCCCGAACCCTTGGTAGTCGGCGGTAACTTGGCCATCCATGTTCACTTCATTGTAAAACACCGCCGACTGATTACCAGATCCACTCGGCAACGTAGCCGTAGGCGCGTAGGACTGAGCCACTACCAGACCAGTGGGAGGGCTGGTGGATGTATTGTTCTCTATGATAGATTCTATGGTGGTGCCAGTAGCGTACGCCCAGTCGTTAATATGTGGATACAGACCAACGAAGTTGGCATTGATGCTGGAGCCAGCTCCGAGCGCAGCGTGCGCTCCGTCGGTGAGCATGTGCGCTGCGCCGCTGACCGTGCTGCCGTTGGCGGCGTAGTAAGGCACCTGATTCTGCGTACCGGTGTTCACACTGCCACCAGAATTAGCGCGCACCCAGCCAGCCGTAGTGCAGAAGTACGCATTGTTGTTCGTGGTGTCTACGTAACTCTGCCCGTAGGCCGCTGTGGTAACGCCCGTGTACGTGGCCTGACAAGTCAGTGATGGTGCACCAGCGCCGGTCAGCTTGGGCCAGTTAAGCTGACTGGCCGGATTTATGAGCGTATCTGCTAAGGCCAGCGCCGTACACAACAGCACGCCCAGCAACAGCAGCTTAGAAGTAGACCGCATACAGGTTGTCTCCAGAGCTAGTTGTCGTGGTAAGCGTAATCGTGGCGCTGGTATGGGTGTAATGCACGCCAGGAATCAAGAACAACCCATTCAGGTACAACCCCATGATCACATTCGGAATGTGGCTAAGCGTGTACACCGTGCCAGGGTAAGACCCTGACGGCACTTCTTGGACACACGCCGCTGCAATGGCCGCGCCCAAATTGGTGATGGTGAAATTGTCAGCCGTGAGATCGTGCACATGAAGCGCCGGCACCAGTATCTCGCCGCCGAAGATCTTGTCCAGCAGGTTCCAGTTGTAGTTCGTTGGCACTTGCCAGTTGGCCTGATTAAAGGCAGGCACCTGCAACCCTATGTTGGGAGTTAGTGTAGGCGCTCCCATTAGCTCACCGCCATCGGCGTGAGCGAGTGTAGATTTCCATCAAGCAGCACCTTAAAGCTGATGATGGAGGAAGCATTCGGCGTTGTATCGGGCGATGCCGGGCTTACCACCACACCGGGCCAGCTAACCGTTCTACCGCCAGTGCCGTCCTGTACGAATGCCAGTGTGATAGTCTGACCGAAGCTGAGGTTGGTGAACGTCAGCGTAGTGTTACCGGTCAGCGTGATCTGGTAACCGTTCGCCTTTGAGAAGTCCAGCGTCATGGTGGAGGCGAACGTCGCCGCCAGCATGTCCGGACGCACGTCAGCCGTGGTCAGGAAGTTAGCACACTGCGCTGTGAGCGTTGCCAGACTGGCGTCGCTGGTGGTGAACCCTTTATTGGCGAACGCTGTGAACAGCGCCACTAGGTAAGTGGTCATCTGGTAAAACAGCTTATTAGCCAGAATAGACGCGAAGATGGAGGGGTTTGTGGCCCCTCCAGACCGCTGAGAATCAGCAGTGTACGCCGCGTCCGTCTCCTGATTAGTCTGGCTAGGATTCCACTGCTGCATGTTAGTCGACGCCATCTATTAGCTCCAGTGTCCTGTGTCGAACCCGTCGATGAATCCAGGTGCGTGATCGAATCCGAAGATTGGCAGCGTAGCGAATACGTAATTGTAAAGCACGCCTTCAGGCCTCGGCACTATGTAGCCGTTGGTAATGAGATCTTCCAAGATGGAAGTGAATGCACCAGATATGAGAATGTTGGCCGACATATTCTGGTTGTCTTCTATGACGATGGTCAGCCCTGGAAACAGCACATTCCACAAAGCGTATAGACCGTCGATGGTGCCGTCCCACTGATTCCACCCGATGCGCGCCTTGATCAGTGTACGGTAAGTGTCGTCGTCCAGCACCGGGCTTACGCTGCCCGTGGGCTGGAACCCTACCACCCGGCCTACGCCCACCGTGCCACCAAGCATGTCCAACTGTGGCCCTACAGCCGCGTCAAGATCCAACGCTACGTCCATCTGCACTAGGCACTGGCTAACGTCATCGAATTTACGCAGCAGCTTGTAGAGCAGCGCATTGAGCTTAGGACTCTGACGGTACTGGCTGGTGAGTAGCCACTGGTAATAACCGATTGGCTGGTCTTCAATCGGTTCATTACCGTAGCCGGTCTCACCGTAGCCACCAGTGCCATAATTAAGGTTGGTAGTAAATGAACTCACGTATGGCTCACTCCTACGTCAGCTGCTGCGCTGAATGCTACGGTGTGGAAGTCCGGCATAGCTACATCGGCCGCAGCTACAGTGACAAACGTAACCGGCGAAGCCGTCTCAGCCGCAGTAGTGTTGACAGACAGGCTGATGGTAGTACCGCTGACCAAGGTGACGTAGGTATGTGGCGCTATGCCTGCGCCGACCACCAGCTGCCCATTGGCAATGCCTGTGGCGCTGGCCACGGTAATTGTGCCAGAGCCGGAGCCGAAGGTGGCCGTGGTGCTGGCGTCCACCGTGGTGCCCAGCTTAAGCGAACTGACGCCGAAGCTAGGCGCTGACAGGTTCGCGTTCACGCTCATCACTTCGTAGATCAGTGCGCCGTAGCTGATAGTCTCACCAATTTCCAGTGAGTTCAAGTAATTCACAACCGCAGTCTGCACCGCAGTCATCTGCGCCGTGGTGGGTGTGCTGCCGTAGCCAGCCAGCACAATGTCCACATAAGTGGACAGCAACGTAGGCCGGTAGAAGCTGATAGTGATAGCGAATCCGGTGTTCGGGTCAGCCACTGACACACTAGTGGTGCCGTTCGTGTAGCAGCCTATGCCGCGTTTCGCGTAGATGGCCTGCGCCACGGCAGCATCGGTGCCACCGTCCACGACCATACTAATACTGTGCGGAGGATTACCCCATGAATCAATGGAGCCGGTAGGATTCTCAATGCTGCTGCCCGGTCCTCCGGGTGTCGGGTAGCCTGGAGCCACGCGAACCACACCCGGCACCGCTAGCACCGCTGCAACGGTAGACTGTAACGTGGTCAGCGCCGGCAGAGCCACGCTGATAGACTGTCGGCCGCGCAACTCGCTGTCTGTCTCCACAGCGTCGCCCGGCACGGCTGCGTTGGAATTGGTAACACCAGTCCAACCTACCACCGGAGTGTTGCGTATAGTGATGGAATTCGCGTCAGCGTTAATAGCGCCTGGAGTAGTGCAGATGGCCGTTACGTTAGTGCCGCCCGACAGAATGGTAACCGGGCTGGGCAAAGCCCACAGATTACCGTTCTGATCTTGCGCGAACCCGTTGGTGATTACCGTGCCAGGAACACCACTCAGAGTTAGCACAGCCGTGCTGAAACTGTAAGCCGCGCGAGCCAGACCGTTCATTTTCACCTGACGATCCAAGCCAGCACCCACAGCGGTCTGCGGAGAACTCTGATTGTAAGCCAACTGGAGAGCTGCGTTGCAGTCAGCCTGCTTCAAGCTAAGAATGCTGAGCAGCTGGTAGATGGCGCTGTCCGGACCTACGTACTGATTCTGTCCAAAGATATTCAGGTAAGCCTGAATGTTGTCTGCGAGTATAGCTTGGTAGCTGTTAACTACCAACCCAGCCGGACCTACGAACGGAGCCACATAGGGCGGAGTTGACATCCACGGTCTCCTATTACTGTTGCTGTGTCTCTAGTGTGGCGCTACTGCCTGGAAGATTATTGACAGTCACCGTTCCAAAGATTGTACGTACAGTTGCTGAAAACCTGAACGTATTACTCACAAAGCTGGTTTCGATTTTCTCAACAGCAGTCACATACGGTGCTTGATAGATACGCTGCTGAATGGCCAGCCGCATCGCCTGCTGCCCACGCTGGGAACCAAGCTGACCCAGTATTACCTGGAACACCGGCGTGCCGATGGCTAAGTTTTCCCACCATTCACCGAGGAACAGCTTGAGCGCAGTAAGAACGGCCTGCGCTACTGCCTCTCCGCCGGTCAGCGATTGTATTGGGTCGAACACTGGATCATAGTTAGCGTCCAGCTTGAGGTAGGCGAAATTTACTGCGTTTGCCATTACTCACCCTTGAGTACTGTGGTTTCACTACCAGCCGGCACGGTGCCACCGAATCCCTTACTCACTAAGAACGGCATCACACTGCTTACGAACCATTGGAAGAACGTGTCGTTCATCAGCGCCTGTGGAGTGCCGCCGTTTGCGCCAGTAACCAGTGGACCGATGATGGCCACGCCAGCCGCCGACACGTCGATGAGAACTGTGCCATCATCACGGCGAATTTGCAAGCTGCTGGTGGAGTAGTTGCTCAGCTTATTAGGCTGACTGTACATGCCAGGTATGAACCCACAATCGTGCACGTGATGCCGGCGCACAACGTTTTGCCGCTGGCTCCCACTGGCCACTCCGGTGTTAGCTGCCACCGGCGCATTAGACTGTCCGTTGGCCCACCAGAAGTCGAAGCAAGTGTCGCAGAACACCAGCAGCCCTTCGTCACCCTTCTTCACCGGCAGCGTAACACTGTAGCCACCAGCTCGAGGAATCACCACCGGAACCATGACTATAGGCTGCACATCCCACCACACGGCACCAGCAGGCCGCTGTACGCGTTCCTGTATAGCAATCTGCACTGTCACGGTCTGAGTGACCGGGTCCATGTCCTCCGCAGCGAACGCCACAGTGGAACACCGCAGGTCTGCGCCAAACTGTTTCAGCAAGGTCAGCCACTGCGCCGCAGAGCTGCCGTTTAACTGCTCTGGGGACATCGCCAGAGCCGCCAGTGGTGGATTTACCGGGCTGCTCATGCGTCTCCAGAGTCAGCCTGGAAAGCTCCGTTCAGCAGGCTGCTAGCGTAGGTTGTCGTGTACGCCGTCACTTCGGTTTGCCAATCGTTGCCACGGGTGTCCCCTGTATGACGCACCTGACCAACGAAGAACAGCAGGTCGTTGCCAAGTGGGCTTACGTAACCTTGCCCCGGCGTAATCGGCTCCTGAACTATCAGGGTGCGCTGTAATTGTACGCAGATGGGTGGCAGCTGCACCTGCAGCCGTGGGTCCAGTAATACGTTGAATATGCACCCTTGCGGAAACTGACGTGGCGTGTCTATCAAACTCAGGTTAACATCGGCCGGTGGCATTGGCCCGTTATAATCTAGAGGCAGTGGTGGACTGTAGATAAGACTCGGCACTGGCGTCGCGATGCCAGCGTCCAATTCTGTAATGTATGCGCTGTTGCCGTCCAACCATTTCAGCATGTGCTGGCTATCGGCAATCTCAGATAGATACTTGTTGGGCATGCCGAACACAGTGTTACCACGCGGGAATTGCACGGCATCGGCCTGCCGCTGTGCCAGATCGCTCATCCTCACGTGGAACTGAGTCTTACTGCTGCCGGCGCCGTTTACTTCTTCAGCCATACGCTGAACCATTTGCGCCTGCGTACTGTAAGCACCCAGAGAGTAATTCACAATCTGGTTCTGCGTAAGCGGATTGGCCACGCAGTGTAGCGACACCTTTTGATCCACCACGTTCTCACGTGTGTAAATCGTTTGCAGAACCGGTCCATCCCAGATTATGGAGTATAGCTGAGCTGCAGTCTGGAAGCCAGCCTTGAGCGTAACCCACGTCGCGTTGAACAGTGCGTTCTGCATGGTCTGTTCAGTCGCATTGTAAACGCCGATATCAGCGAACCAGTAAGGGCTGGGGATGGTAGTTTGCAACACTTCGAACGTCATACGTAGGGCTTCTGGCTCCCACGCACTGGCAGTTATCACCGCCTTGCCGCCGTTCGCCGTGTAGACGGTCAGCTCCCAAGCCTGCCCCCATAAGGGAATGCTGCTGGGCAGTGTACTCATGCCGCCAGCACCGTATCGGCCCAGAGAAGACTGAAGCTACCAAGATTACTTGGCCCAGGATAGTCAGTGTTGGCGTTGCCGGTGTTCAGCAAGTACGCCGAACCGATACGCAAGTAGCCATATTGAGCCAATATGTTCGCCGCCGGATACCACCCTGTGATTAGTGGAACGCTGGCCAGCAACTCTGTGCCGGCTGCGTTGTAAATGGCCAACTCCCAGTAACCGGCCATATCGGAGTAGCTGAGCTCAAACCCCAGCGTCAGCGGCGCACCGTCAACCGTTAACTGGCAACTGAATTGCTGGTTAGGAGCCACTGTCAACGGAATAACTTGTTCTGCCACGGTCACCTACTTTGTTGGTGCTGGAGTGTTGGCCAAGTTGGAAGCGTTCACGCTGCTGTAAGTGCCTGCGCCCGGCACATCCACGCCACTAGGATGCTGGCGTAGCCACCCCAGCAAGTTAGAAGTGGGCTGATCAATACCAGCGCCTTGCTGCGCCGCTGTGTCCACGTTGAATTGCTTAGTAGTAGTGGGATCCGGCGCTTCCACGTTGGTCTGCCCCAGACCAGTGCTTTCCGTATCGTTTTGCCGTGCGCTCATAACTACCGGAGTGGCAGCTGCAGTTAGTATCTGTTCCAGCTCCACACGCATTCTCAACCCGGTAATGGTTCGACTGTCTTCTTCCGGTTCCAGCGCCATGATCAGCATATTGCCGTAAGTGCGTAACCGAGTGGTGACCGTCAGAGGTTGACGAGCCTTCTGAATGGACAGCATGGTCTGGAATGCGCTGACACTCTTACTGTCAGCTCCAGTAAACGGCACATAATTCGGATACTCATAAGGCAATATCTGAGAAGGTGGCGCGGCAGCGGCGTAAGCATCCATGGCGTCCGACATGCCGACGTAAAGTGTAAGCCGAGCCGGCATAATGAACGCATGGCTGCTAACGTCTGCACCAGTCTGCACCGGGTGGCGTGTCTTTTCAATACGCTGCTCATGAGACAGCTTGAGCACCGCATCGAACACGTACGTCATTGGCCCGGTGTAGATAGAAGTGTTGCCAGTCAGCGCCGCAGCATTGGGCACGGTGATGCTGACCATTGCCGGCGCAGACCACTGTGGAGGGCGATACAGCAGTCCAGCTTGAGAGGCCATTATCCGCTCCATCCATAGGTGCCCTGCGTCTGCACCAAGTTACGCTGCGCTTCCTTCTGACGCATGCCGTCTACCACGCCACGAGTGGTTGCTGCCTGAATGTCCTTGGCCGTGGCGTTGGTTTGAGCAATGTGGATGGTAATGCCTCCCACGTTCACGTCGCCGCTTTTGCCCATCAGCCCAAGCACTCTTGCGATTTCGCCCTGCGCCTCTGGGCTGAGACTAGCCTTGCCGGATAGTATGGCATCCATCTTACCTTGCCCTTCGTGGTAACCGCCTACGGCGTATGCCAGGTTGCCTCCGTAGTGATCAAGCAGTTGCTTGAGCAGCGCAGCTCCACCGAAGATGTTCTGCTGCGCGTCGTCAGGGTTCACGCCCAGCCGTCCGGCAGTGGAACGCAGCAGCTGCATAACGCCACGTGCGCCGGTGCTGCTGGTGATTACGTTACCGTTCTCGTCAAACTGCCGCTGCCCACTTTCGGCCTGCGCCAAGCTAGAAAGGAAGTTGAAATCAAGCCCGTGCTGAGCCGCCGCATCACTGAGCATGTCCCTTATGCTAGGTCCGCCCAGCGCAGCGCCAAACTGGTGCGCCGCACCAGCGCCAGCCATCGCACCCAGAGGACCGCCAAAGGCCATGCCGAAAGCACCGCCCATGATCTCCATGCCCTCTTGGGTAGATATGGAGGAGCCAGCCGCCTTAACCTCTCCCCACGCAGATTTAAACTGTCCCTGCGCAACCAGCAGTGCAGCGTTCAGCAGGTGGGCCAGCAGCTGTTCGGTGTGTGCTATGAGCAGCGCTGCGTGCGCAAACCCGTCAGCAACGTGGTGCGTCGCCGTGGCCAGCTTTTCCAGGGTGACTTCTGTGCCGGCTAAACTGGTATCACCAGTGAACAGACCGACAAGGTTCTGGAATATAACGCCAAGCTCTTTCACTGAATCAGCTGTAGCGCCGATAACTACCTTGATGTCCTGCCAGATGGGCATGAAGTTCGTGGCTAACTTCTGGCTCAACTGCGGCATGTCGTTAATAATCCACTCGTTGAACTTGCGCAGTTTCGCCAGCAGGTCGTCTGGCCCTACGCCCAGCGACTTCATGAAGTTACTGACCACGCTCATGCCGAGGTATTGCAGTTCCACTTCCATACGCTGGAACTCAAACCTTACATCGCGGATCTTACGCATCTGTTGTTCAAAGTCTGGTCCCATACCAGCGGCCATGTGGCGCTGATCCATTACCAGCTGCTGAGTGCGTGCCCGCAGCTCCGGATCCCATGCCAGGTTTTCCAGCGGCTGACCAAGTGTATCCATCGCCACTTTCAAACTGCGAGCAGCGTCCTTGGTCATGTACATACGCATGGCGAACAGGCGGTATTCCTGATCGGCCATAGCAACTTTATCTACAAGGCCCAGAGCAGCTACGCCAATGGCCGCGAAGCCACCGACTATCTCCGTCTGAGCCTTGAGAAAGGAACCGGTCATCGCCGTGGCCCGGTTATCCACGAACGCTGTTACGTCACGCAATGAGTTCTGGAAACGAGTAATGCCGGCTGAGTCAACCGCTGCACCGAGCCGTATCAGGTATTCATCAATGAAGTTTTGCGACATTGGCTTCCTTCCACGCTCGGAATCGCTTCTCGTTTTCCTCTTTAGTTTCTAAGAACTCCAGCGCCTCGTATAGATCAACTACGTCGTAAGTACCATCATGAATTTCATGATGCCGCCACAGCCCGGCAGCGACGGGACGCCAAAGTAGCGGATTCAAAGTAGGAAATGCGACTGGGTCCCACGCTACGTATTCTTCTTGTCCCCAGTCTCTTGAAAAAAGTCTGACAGACTGAACACAAGCACCTCCACCATCAGCTTAGTGGTAGTGACCATGTCATGTTCTAGCTCCGTAATGGCCCAGCGTCCGTCAGTGGTTACCACCGGCATAGCCGCACGTACACCGGCATTTACTTCCTGCCTACTCACGCATTGCAGACTACGCTGTAGGGTGAACTTAGAAGTCTGGAAGTCAAGATACATCAAGGCGATGGCGCACAGCGTCCTGGCCCGTTCTTCACCGCTCATCACCGGCGCTGGCGCGTCTGTCTGCTGACCTTGCTGTGGCTGTTCACTGGCTGCTTTGGAGCAAGCTCCTAGCATCCTGTAGTAGATCCAGCTGCCTTCATCAGCGGGTAACCGCCGGACCTGATACTCGCGCCCATCCACTTCCACCGTCTTAGTGCGGGGCTTAAATGGGCGCTGCTGTTCTTCTACCGCGAGGTATTCCATGGTTCTCCTTACTTACATGTTGATCAGGTTAGCGGCCATCAGCCGCCAAGTCACCTTCTGGCCCTGCGCAGCGTAGGGCTTGTCGGGAAACTTGTGGAAGCTGACGCCCGTGGCCACGTGCATAGCTCCGTCCTGCATGAGCGAGCGAATGGAGCAGTTATTAGCCGCCCACGAGCTCACATCACCGGCATTCGCCGCCGTGAGACAGAGGTTGTACAGCTCCAGTAACTGCTGGTGCAGAATCGACGTCTCCTGGCATTCGAACGTCAACTCGCCGTTGTCACCGGCCACATAACTGACCATGACCGTGCCATCAGCGGCAACGTCGTGCGAAGAACGCTCGGTGCCCATAGTTACTGTCAGCTGGCCAAAGCCAATATTGCCTCCGGCCAGAACGATTGTGTAGCCGAAGATCGGATTGTTGATGACTCCGGTCAGGGCTTTGAAAGAGTAAGTTGGTCCTACGCCCATTGCTGCCAATCCTCCTTACAGCTGCGTGTAAATGCCGACGAGCAGACTTTGCACCGCTCCGGCAGTTGTGATCGCGCAGTAGATGGGCATAGCTTTGCCGGCTGCGCGGTCACCGGCTGACTGTTGACTGTAAGGTTGCGCTTGATTGAGATAACCAAGCGGAAGAGCCTGACCGTCTTTCAAAGTGACACCGATAATGTTGATCTCAGTGCCTTCCCACGTACCGGGCGAGATAAACCCGATGTTAGTCAGCAACTGACATGCGTCATTCGCCGCTTGAAGCAGCAGGTGCTCACCGGCATTGGTCTGTGAAATGGCTGGCTGACTGCCCAGAACGTTCAGCTCATTAATCTGGATGTTGGCCACCAGCATGGCCAGATACAGCCACAGATAACCCGGCGCGCCGCTGCACAGATAACCCGGTTGGAGGAATTGATACGGCGCGAAGTTCGCGTACACGTTACCGTAGAATGTTCCTGTGCCATTGCCAGTCACGTTGTTGTACTGCGTCGGCGTGAGTGGCTCCGGAGCGATACCAGGCAGTGTCTTGTAGGCTGAAGTGAAGAAACTACCAGCCAGCCCGGTATTCAGCCCCATCTCCAGGCCCATGAGAGCCGCCGCAGCGTAGATGTTGTTCGGCCACAACCCACCCTGCGTAGTAGAGTAGATCATCATGGCCCGGTACTTCGCCGTCTTCATCTGCAAGAATAGATTGCCGGCAGTACCGTTTGGAATGGCCGCGTCGTTGGACCAGCCGTAGTAACGTGTGTTTTGCCACAGACTGTCGGCCCATGCCGCGATGGCCAAGTTGTCCGCATCCACCGGACCACAGACCATAAGGCCGTACCACGCGCTGCTGGCCAGCCGGCACGCTTCACTGGCTTGTAGCAGCGACTCACCGATGGCCGTGATGTCCACTTCCAGTCCAGTGCCGCTGCCAGTAACCGCCGTAGCCACAAGCCCGGTTGCCACTGAGTAGCCGGTTCCCTGACCGCCAACAATGCTTGCCGCCAGTGAAGTAACCACGCCCGACGCCACGCCCGTGACAACAGCTTGGCCGTGACTGCCTCCGACTTGCGTGATGGCCACGACATCGCCCACGGCGAAGCCAGTGCCAGCGTTGCCGGTGTGCGGTATCAATGTACTGATAGCGGTCAAGTCTTGCCGGCCGATCCACACGTATCCAGGAGGTGTTGGAGCCTCGAAGTAAAGCCCAGCTGCGATAACTTCCGGATCGTTCGATGCGAACCCGTCAGACAGCATGGCAGTGGTGCTAGCGTACTGCCGCAGCCGAGGGTTCGTGCCGTAAGTCGGAATCACCGCACTGGAACCGACAATGAGGCCTTGATTGAATCCATTGGCCGTGGCTGCCGCTGCCGACACGGTCACCGATATGTCTACCAGCTCGCTGAGTGGCAGAGGAGGTGTCGTTGACATGTAATGTGCTCCTTATTGCACAGTAAAGTCGGCCACGGGGCCGCTCGGGTTATCAGTTTGGTACACCTTAACTTCCACGCTGGTAGTCTTACCATCGTTTATGGATTCGGTGACCTTCTCGTAAACGTACACGTGGAAGTCGGCTCTCTTGAACCACTGACCGTTGATGTTTTCAGGTATCCACGTTGGTTCATCAGGGTCTGTTACGACACTGATTCCGTTAGACTCCAGCGCATCGCTGAAGTAATTCATAAACACGAATGCTGACCAGATCTTACGTGCATCATCAGCGGCAGTGGGGCCGTAGAATACCCAGCCAATGCGCCAGCCGCGAGTGTAAGTCCAGTTTTCTGCCACAGCTACAGGCGGACCGGTGACATCTGCGCGTTCCAGATCACGTATCTTAGCGTACTCTGTATTCCACAGAGCAGCCGCCACGTAAGCCACGTTGTCGGCGTAATTCTGGAACGGTTGGCCCTCTTCCTGCCAGTCCACACGAACTCTCTTATAATCCGGTGGATTTACTCCCAGAGCTCCGCTGGTTAGTTGCTGAAACAGCTTGGCCACATCATCCTGCGACATTGCGCTGGACGTTAGCACCTGCCCATTAGGATAAGTCGTAGTGGTGGGCATTAGTCAGCCTCCAACCGGGTGGCCAGCGCCTTCCAGTAACCACTGCCAGCGACACGGTACACGCCCATCACGCGGTAGCTGGAGCCTTCATAAAGCAGCACGTCGCTCTGCGCAGCTGCCAGATTCACGGTCTGCGTTGACTGGAACCAGAACTTGTCGCTAGTCTGTGGTGTAGTCGCCAGCGTAATGGTAAGACCTACTAAGGTGTAGTCCACGCCAGGAATTTGTAAGATGCCGTTCTTGAACAACTGCCCTACGTCGCCAGCGGGTGCTGCGCTCAAAGTCAATGTGTTACCAGAGGCCGTCAACGTCTGAGCCAACAGTGACGCTGCCGGCGCTGAACCGCGTATGATCAACAGCTCAGTGGGAGAATAGAACGCACGCATTTGCCCTACACGATCAGCCTCAGCCAGCATGCTAAGGTCACGGTCACTGGCATTGCGCACCGGTCCCATAACCTGGAAAGTAGTTGTGAACACGTTGGTAAAGCCTCCCAGCGCCCATTGCCCCAGCGTTCGCTGGACAGTGAACGGCTGGGGCATAATCATGTCAGGGTCTGGAATTACTTCTTGAACTGTGATCATTTAATTAGTGGCCCAGCAAGCCAGCTGCACCGTGTGCGTGCGTGCATTATTCAATCCACGCTGTGTGACAATGTAAGTAAAGTCTGTGCTACTCTGCGACACCGTGTTGAACGTAATGGAGCTGCAACTTTCTAGGTTGCCGCAACTAACGGCTGACACGTAACTAGGCTGGCACCAGTAGTTGTAAGAACCGCTGATGGTGGTGCCCCACGACTGCGTAGCCTGACAGGCAGAACCGCTGTCGCCGCCGTCGCCAAAGGTACACGATGTACCCTGCCACTCAGCCACTACCTGTCCAGTTGCCGGCGCAGCGTCCACGTAATGCGATCCGTCACCGACAAGTGTGTGACCCAGTGGCGCTGCACCGTTGTAACGGTAGCCAGACGAATTCACCGTGCTGGCTGAAGAGTTACCAATGGGAGTGGAGTCTATGGTGGAATTGACAATCGCCACCTGCGTGAGTTTGGTAAGACCCCACGCCGACAGCATGACCGCCAGCCCGACCACTGCGGTAATCACTGCGTACTTAGTGCGCTTCATACTACTCCTTGTCCACCACGTAGGTTATGGCTCCGCGCATGGAACCGGTGTCTATGCCAGGACGATTGCTGCCTTTACGCCTGATGGTAGACTCTGCGTTAGGTTCCCAGCCGTTACGCGCGTCGGTGAACCAACGTCGCGCTGCATTCTGTGCGGCCAGACCGGCGCGACTAAGACGCTTAAGCACTTCGGCTTCGCCCAGCCCCAGTAAAGCAGCTTTCTGCGCTTCGGCCAGCTCATGACTGATGGCTTGCTTGTTGCCGTCGGCCTGTACTGCTGGCTGCAGCACCGGTCGTGGCGGTTGCTTACGCAGTGGGCTACCGTTGGTGAAGATGAACAGCAGCTCTGCATTGTTCACGTCCTGCTTCGCCGCCTTGCGCAGCTTACTGCTACGCTTGCCGGGCTTTAACTTACCTGCCATTTCCAGCAAACTGGCAGAGCGTTCCTTAGCCGTGGTAGCTGGTATACCGACGTAAACGCTGCGCTTGCCTATGCTCTTCAGTCTGTCGCTAAGTTGCGCAGCGTTGCTCACGCGTTTCACACTGACGTTCACGCCAGTCTTGGCCATTACCAAATCACCATCGGCCCAGAACCGACCACCTTGGCCCACGTGGCCAGCTGCTGACCGTACTTGGTAAGCGCCAGCGCACCCCAATCGGCCAGCGCCTCCAGCGCCTGATAACTGACGCTAACGTCACCAACACTCTTGCTCACCTGGATGCCACCGGCCAAGCCCTGCGCCGCGATCTGCGCGCCGTTGGGCGCCACGGGTGTGCTTACCGCTTGTAGAGTGGGCCACGTCACATACAGTATGTCCCCCAGTACCGTCAGGCTGGTCATGGTGATGGTCACGCCGTTCAGTGTATAGTCCACACCCGGCTGCTGGTAAACGCCGTTGATGGTCAAGCTGGCCAGTACACCGCCCACCGGCTGCGCACTCAGCGTATAGACTGTTCCCGGTACAACGCCAGCTGGAATCTCCCCATGCATCACGCTCTGGTAAGCCGTAGCCATGGAGCTCTCATCAGTCTGAGCGTACAACGTGAGATAGTGCGCGATGTACAGGCACATCGCCGGATACCACATGCTACCCCAGCGAATCTGCTGCAAGCTGGCCCACGCCAGATTCAGGTAGACGCCGATAACGAACACTGGCACCGGCGGAGCCGTGTACGTAGTTACCGTGATGTTGGTGCCGTCCACCGTAGCTGCGTTGCTAACCGTGATGCTGCCGTTGCCCAGCGCAGTAATTACCGTCCCCTTGGGCAACACTCCAGGAGCCTGAATAAACTGATTCGGCATAAGCCCGGCAACGCTGGGCACCGACAGCGTCTTACTGCCGTTGGTAATGCTACATCCGCTGAGTGGTGTGGCCTGCCCGAAGAACTTCGGGTTCATGGCCCAGAAATCATCCAGCGTAAAAGGTGGATTGGTGCCAAAGACTAGGTTAGCGGCACCGTAAAACGCAGGGGAGTTGCACCAGAACTCCTGTCCAGCTCCCCACGCCGTTTCTAGCCACGCATTAAAGTTAGGCCACGTGCCGCTGTTCCCCATCGGTCTCCTTAAGCAGCCGTGATCTTACCAGCAGGACGGCGCTTGTTACTTGTGGGTGCCGGCGCAGCTTCAATCTCCGCTTGCTGCTCTCCGTCGCCGACTTCTGCTTTAGTGTCTTCGTCTTCCGGCGCTGGCGGCAGTGGCACCGGTGTCGGTGTCTTTTTCGCAGGCGTAATGTCTACGATGCTGCCATCTTGCACGCCGTACTCGTAAGTCAGGGTTTTCTGAATCCAGTCCGGCACGTTACTGTGCTGCCCCGGTCCGCCGGTCCAACGCTGTTCACCGCCGTTACCCTCTTTGATTCTGAAAATCTTACCACGTTTAAGCAGGATATGCATGTTCTCCTCTTTTCAACTTTGTGTGTAAAAAGACGACGCAGCGAACCGCAGTCATCTGCGTCGTGCGGTAAACTAATCGCAATGGCATTTCTCGAGGGCCACCTTAAGTGGCCCAAGAGCTTAGATGCCGTCCGCGTAGACCATCGTCTGCGTACGCTTGAAGATGATCTGGCTGATGCAGCCGGCAAACATCGTCTCGTACGCACCGCCTGCGCGGGTCGTCGGCACAGTCATGGCCTGCGTCATGGGCTGGGGAATCTTCAAGTACAGCGATTTCTTGCTGTTCTTGTAGAATACGGCACGGTCAGTGGAGCTTGAACCCTTGCCCGTGATCCAGTCATTCGGCAGGAAGTTGATCTTGAAAGGAATGCCGTGATGGGCCGCGACGCAGTTCTTCTCGATGTACTCGATCGTGCTCATTGCGACCGGCGCACCAGCGATGGCCATCGGCAGCGTGAGCAGTGCGAACTGCGTGTACGGAACCAAGCAGCGATCCGCCATACCTTCCTGCGCGTCGTAACCGGAATTCTGAACAGTGTCATTCAGCGCCGTGTTCACGTCTGTGAGGATTTCCTGCGGAGTCTTCTTAGCCCACGTGGTGAACGTGGAAGCACCGGCCACAACCAAGAACTCCGGCGCATTCGGATTCTGGATGAGCCCAGGATCTCCGAGGAAGCCGGCATACACGACGTAATCCAGTGCCTTGGCCCAGTTGGTTTCGATTGACTCCTCGTACAGCTCTTGCAAGCTGAACGGCGGAGCCTGCCCGGTACGCATTGCGAACTCCATACGCTTCAGGTCCACCCAAGTGATGGTCATGCCCATCGCCCAGATGTACGTACGCCAGAAGCCCTTCTGGATGTCGGCCTGCGCCTCGGGGATTTCGGTGTTGTTGGTGCCCTGCAACCCATAAAACTGGGTGCCGGTAGTGGCGTACTGGCTGGCGAATGCCGAGACGAACTCGGGGAATCCACCGCCCACTTCCACCTGAATATCGCGAGCGTGGGTCACAGCTTGCAATGGACGAACGAGATCAGTGTCGATGAGCTCGAGTTGTCCCTGCAGGAAGGCGTAACCAGAAGCACCCGCAGCGTCGAATGCCTGCGCACGGCGAGGCATACTATTACGAATCATTGTGTCTCTGTCTCCTCTCCGTGTTAGGCTACGTTACGAACTTTGAACGTGATTTCCATCACGCCATTCGCATCCTGCTTACCGGTGCGAAGGGTGCAGTTGGGAATCGCGAACAGGTTGCTGAACGTCAGCACGTTGCCCGTGGTGGCGAACGTGGCGATTGCCGCCTTGCTGAGCGTCAGTGCGGTGCCAGTGATAGCTGCCACGTAGGTGCCCGGCGCAATGCTGGGCCCACTGATGAGCATGCCAACCTGGATGTTGGTACCGCTGGCCACGGTTGCAGCCGTGCTGCCTTCAGTCGTGGTGGTAGCCACGCTGAACACATCTGTCGCATCCGGAGTGCCAGCCTCCCAGTCTCCAACCAAACCTGCGGTGATACCGCTGTTCAGAACCACTCTGGTATAGACCTGCCCACCGGCAACACCGCTGTTGTTCACCGCGAAGTTGACAGTGCCGTTGCCACGCTCCAGCACTTCGGCCATCTGGCCGCTGCCGTAGTTCTGCAGCACCTGCACACCGGGCGTCTGGTTGTACGGGTAAGTGATCTGCTGCTTCACCTCACGCACGGCCATGCCGGCAAACTGCGCCGCAAGCAAACCGATGTTGCTGGTCGCGTGCGCGATAAAGTCAGCCACTGAATCCCATTGGCCACCCGTGGCGTTCTCAATGAGAACGGTAGGATCGCCAAAGTTCAGCACGTTGGTCGTGGTAAACGGCTGGAATACACGAGCCGCAATCACGCGGTCCCCGAAACGGCTGACTCCGCCGGGGAACCCCAAGTTGACGCCAGTCACAGCAATGGACTGTCCGAAGCTGGTGTAGCTGCTCATAAGTTAACGAGCACCCCCTGTCTTGTTGTTCGCTTCCTTAAAGGCAGCGTTGTAGCCATCCTGCAGCTTCTGATCTGCAGTCTTGCCGTTACTGTCAGCTGCGCGAGCCACAACCGGGCGAGCCGGTGCGCCGGTGCGCTGACGAGCAGTGCTACTGAACGCGCCGTAGCCACGATCGCCGTCGGTTGTACGGCTACCACGTCTAACTGCACGCAGCTCACGGTTAAATGCACCAATCAGACGGCTGTCACCAGTGCGCGCCACTTGGCGACGCAGACGGTTGAGAGCAGCCAGCGTGGTGCCGGCGGAATCGGCCGCTGCCGCGCGACGATCTGCGCCCAGCGTCTCTTCCTCGACCTCTTCCACGCCACTCGGTTCGCTGACTTCCATCTCAGCGCCCTCGTCTTCGACGGCATGCTCAGCCTCACCTTGCTCTTCGGTGAAGAAGTCGCCGAGCAGACCCTTCAGCTCGTCCATGTCGACGTCAGCGGCTGCGCGACGATCTGCGCCACACGTGGGGCAGGTCTCCGCTTCGCCACCATCCAGCGCACGGTCAAGCGCATCATGCATACGCTTGCGCCGGTCGGTAGCGCGTGCGTCGTCGGCGTGGTGGCGGTCATCCGTACGGCGATCGTCTGCATGACGATCGTCTGCATGACGATCATCAGCATGGCGGTCATCCGCACGAAACTCTTCCACCTCGTGGCCGGTTGGCTCTTCCTCATCACGCCCTGCTGCGCGACGGCGTCCGTCGGCCGCACGAGCACGTACCGAGCCTTGGACTGCGTCCATGGCGTCGGCCAGCTTCTCGGGATCGGTCTCAGTAGCAGCCAGCTGCTTGAGGCCGAGTCCGAGGATGTGCTTCAAGATGTTACTCACGGGTTTACGCTCCTCCGTTGTAGCGGTTGTAGCCGTCGCTACAGCGGCGGCGTCGGTTACTGGTTCAGGCTCGGCATCGGCTATGCGAGCCTCCGGGCCAGCACGACCACGTGGGACCACAGCAATGTGGTTACCCACCATGTCGCACTGACACAGCTTGTTTTCATCCCTGCGCAAGCCGTAATCGTAGCCGATACTAAGCTGGCGAGATTCTTTGTTGCGCACCTTGCTCAGTAGCGGTTCAGCCTGAATGTGTAAGTCTCCGAGAATGGGATACTCACCGCTTTCTTCTAGCGGATCCTTCCCAGCCCGAACGTCTTGCACATGGCCGCAGGAATGCTTTTTGAAATTCTGTGGATCGACGAACCCATCCGGATGTTGGTCAGTAATGGGCTTGCCTTCAAGAGAGGCCAGGAAACGCGGATCGAACACATCCTCCGGTGCCCGGTAGAATTCCACCGAACCACGGCCATTCCCCGCGTCTATGCCTACGTCGGCCAACATGTCGGCCGGCACCTCGCTGAGCTGATAAGTCTGGAAGCCCGTGCGACCCAGCACGCAATCTCGAGCTATCAAGTAACCCTCGGGCGTCTCTTCAATGTGATCGCTAATGGGAACGCTGTAATATGCTCTAGCCACAGTCGAACACTCCTTTAATGGCCGCGTCCTTCGCGTGCACAAACTTACCAACACCAGCACGCTTGATAGCTTCTTTGAACCCAGTTTCAAACGCATAGGGATTGGCAAAGCGCAATCCGCGAGTGCTCACCACTTGCTTAAGATTATTTTCCGACATGCTGACGGTGCCGTCAGCTTTCAGTCTGGATACCGTTTCCTTGATACGGCTGGTGAGTTCGGTGACACTGTCTTCATGAACGCCATCAGCAGTGCGAGCGTTACGGCGGTAAGTGCGCCGCAGATCCCACTGCTCATTGCCGTTAGCGGTCCGCACTGCCACGCGGTCCGGCGTACTGCCCGGTCCCTCATACACGCCCTCCTTACCGTTAGCGTGATACAGTTCCTCGCCGAACTGGAACTGCTGCTCCTTGGGATCCATAGCGTTGCCGTAAGCGTCGCCTACCTTGCCACTGAGCACCGCCTGGATAGTCTTCAAGCTGAACCCGGTATAGCGTTGAATCTCAGCGATGTTCTTGCCGGCCTGCTTCAACTCCTTGATCCACGCCGCGTCCTCACGATCGAGGTAATCGAGTTCAGACTCACGAACATCCTTAGCAGGACGTTTACTGACTGGGATAGTTTTCACCATCGGAAATGCCTTCGCATTGACGCCCTGTGGTGTGCGTAGGTAAGCGTTGTTTTCTGCTTCACGGGCTGCGTTGTACGGATGTTCGTCCTTCACCTTCGCAATCAGCTCTTTCCGCTTCTCCGCCGGCAGCGCATTCCACTGCTCCACGGTGAGACCAGCTTTCTCTCGCGGTGATTCACCCTTGGAGAACGATGCGTCCAGCACTACGTCCAGTGCACGGTGCAACCGGCTGCGGTCTTGGATGGGAGAGGTATCTTCAGCCGTCTGCCCGGTCTTGTTGGCCGTGGCGTAAAACACCTGCTTACCTTTGTCTGGACCGTACTCCTTGGTCATGTTGTTCATAACCTCGGTGCCGTGCCCTTTGAAATACTTAGAAATCGGCATTAGCTCACCGCCCCAGCCGTGATGGTGATAATGGCTGCGCCACCGGCCATGGCCGTTACAGCCAGATAGGTATTACTGCCTACGGCTAGAATCAGCGTCTGACCTGGAAGGATGGCCGTTCCCTGTGCCGGACTGGTAGGTGGCGTAACGCTGGACGAGCCGAGCAGGAGGATACCGACCGCCTGCCCAATGTTGGTAACCACGATGTTCGCGCCACCACCTGCTGGGAGCGCACCTTTAGTGCCGGCACCGGCATCGGTGATGACACCGTATCCTGAGGGTGTAATAATTCCTACTGCCATGCTAGTCACGCTCCTTGACGATTACCACTTCTCCAGTGGCGGTGCTCACGTGCCACTCGCGTTCCTTAAACAGGTTCTCGGCTGGCAACACTTTAGTTACGGTGGTCCACCGGCCATTGGCCAGCTTTATGCGCTCACCGGGCTTAAAAGGTGGTACAACAGCATCTGCCGCCGTAGCACAGGGCTGCTTTATAAGCAATCGGCGCACCCAAGGTGGTGCCAGTGGGCCGGGCAACAGCAACCCGTAGTACATGGGACGCACAAGCCCGTGCCCAGTGCCATCGTTAGGGTGAGGATCCCAGTACAACGAACCGTTAAAGGCCACGCACGCGTGCAGACCGCCACGAGGACTGGTGCCCTCTATAGTGGACCATCCTATGGGCTTTGCTAGTGTGTCCTGAGTTTTGCGGTATGTGACGCCCCACGGCAGCAGGAACCGATCTACGGCGCGGATAAAGTCGCTCTCCGCCGTCTGCATGAACGTAGGGACTGCGGCTTCCGGCAGCTCGAGAACGCTAGCCAAGCAGGCGGAGAAGCAGCGTCCGTTCTTCCCAGTCTTACTTTGTACACGAGGAATCACAGTTTTACGTCTCCGCACGGTTTGGTAAGGTCCGCCCGTTCCACCCATTCCTTAAAAGCAGCCACAGGCATAGGAGTCCAGTCCATGAATACTTCGCGAGAACTATGGTGGCTTTTACTGTAGGCACGCAGTGCGTCGCTGGCAGATGGAAAGTTTATCATCACTTTGTGCTCGTCGAAACCGACGCCCTCGCCCGGTAACCGGCGCTGGTCAATTACATACACCCAGCCGTTTGATTCTGGCCCGATGTAGCAGTCCAGGCTGTCGCCGTCCGCGCCTTCGACTCCCTTGATGTAGCCGTAATCAGCTGCCATACGAACTGCCCAGCCATCACCTCGGCGCAATTCGCCCTTGGGCGTCTCCACCACTAGATCAAGACCGTGCACGGTGCGCGTGTCGGCGGTTGGCCCGTCGGAGTCCGTGGCTCTAGCTGGCCCAAGCATTTCCAGTATGTCGAACGATTCGCCGTCGCCACGTTCTAGCAGCTGTACGTCGTCGTCACCAGTCCACGTATACCTAGAGGCGCGTTCAGCCTGACTCTCAAAGCTCAACATGATCCACCTCCAGCTTCAATTTGTTAGCGCCGGACTTACTGACGCTCTTCACTTTGAACATAGAGCCTCTTGGCAGTATGACTTCCGCTTCACTCGTGTGTGCACTGATACTTTGCACGTCCAGGCCATGCGAACCCTTGGGCAAATTAATCACCAGTTTGATATTACTGTCAAACCCTTCGCCCTTGGACGACGACATGAAGCCGTTGTCCATAACCACGTCACCAATGCTTACGTCGCCACCGAATATGGCCATTACGCCTTTGCTGGTAATACCACGCCGCAGCGTGTAGTCTTTACTCAGTGTGGACTTGCGAATGGCGTTGTCCAGCTGCTTAGCCATCACGGCCTGATCAAGTGTCAGCTTCTTACCGCTACGTAGCGCACTATTCAACGCGCGATACGCACCGTCAGTGTACGCCTCGATCACGCTGATCTCGCCAGAGGTAAGTGGCGTGGATAGCGTGGTGGCTGGTTTGTTCTTCTCTGCTGCTGCAGCGGAGGCCTCTGCCAGTTTCTTCTGTATTTGCTCAACATCACTAAAGCTGGCGTTGATATCTATCAATCCACCGGGTGGCTTTGGCTTGTTCGGGTCGTAGCTTGTGGGA